TCAAGCGGAAATTCCTGACGAAATCTGCCCGCAGCAAAGGGCAGAGTGTCATGTTCTTCCGCGATGCATTCAAGCTTGTTCCTCCCGGTCAGATGGCCGACGTTGGCGACAAATTCGTGACCAGTGAGATTCTGACCCCGAACGAGGTGCGCCGTGCGCTTGGCTACATGCCGAGTAAAGATCCCGCTTCTGATGAACTTCGGAACCGGCATCTGAATCAACCGCCTGAGGAACAGCTAGTTTCAAATCCCACTGAACTTGGCCGAACAGCAGCTCAGCGGGTTTTGCAGGAGGAAAATCAAAATGAGCAGGAGACCTGACTTTGGTGGCTGGGCTACCAAAAATGACCTGCTGTGCGCTGACGGTCGGATCATCCGCCGTAACGCCTTCAAGGATAATGACGGTCAGATAGTTCCCCTCGTTTATATGCACCAGCATCACGACCCTCTGAACGTTCTCGGCCATTGCGAGCTTGAGAATCGTCCGGAGGGTGTTTATGCATATGGCTACTTTAATGACACGGAATCCGCGCAGCATGTGAAGGCTGCACTTGAGCACGGTGACATTTCGAGCCTGAGCATTTACGCCAACAATCTGGTGCAGAAGGGAAACAACGTGCTTCACGGGGCAATCCGCGAAGTAAGCATTGTTCTGGCCGGCGCAAATCCCGGTGCATACATCGAAAATGCAACTTTAGTGCACGGGGAAGGGACAGATGAAGAGACCTATGAGATCGATCCTTCCGAGGCTGTGATCTTCTCTGACTCTGATCTTGAGCTTTACCACGCCGACGACTTTGACGATGATGACGAAGACGCCGACGACAATTATGAAAGTGAGGATGACGAAATGCCTTCCGATATGAGCGTACAGGACATTATCGAAACCATGACTCCTGAGCAGCAGGACGCCATGTATTACGTCGTCGGCGCGGCCCTGGAGGACCAGGCTGCCGAGTACGAGGATGCTCTTGACGATGAAGAGGATCTGGACGACGAGGAGCTCGACGAGGATGAAGATGAGGACCTCGACGATGAAGACTATGATGAAGATGAGGATGAAGATATGAGACACAATGTTTTCGAAGGCGACTACCAGACCGGCGACTTCCTGTCCCATGATGATATGCAGCAGATCTTCCAGGATGCGGCTCGTCTGGGCTCTCTCCGTGATGCAGTTGACGCCCACATGGAGAGCGGTGTTCTGATGCATGCCAACTATGGCGACCTGATCGATACGACTGACACCAGCGCCGGCGTCACCTATGCTAGAGGCAATGCTGAGTATGGCCTCAACGACATGGATATGCTGTTCCCCGAATTCCGCAACCTGAACAATCCGCCTGAGTGGATTCGCCGCCAGGCAGACTGGGTTGCCGAGTTCTTCTCCAATGTTCACCGCACACCCTTCAGCCGCATCAAGAGCCAGTTCGCCGATCTGACCGAGGATGCCGCGCGTGCGAAGGGTTACCTGAAGGGCCACCTGAAGAAGGAACAGGTTTTCAGCCTGCTCAAGCGTACCACTGATCCTCAGACTATTTACAAGAAGCAGAAACTCGACCGCGATGACGTGATCGACATCACCGACTTCGACGTTGTGGCCTGGATCAAGAGCGAGATGCGTGGCCAGCTGGATGAGGAAATCGCCCGCGCCTGCCTGATCGGTGACGGCCGTCTCGGCTCCGATGAGGACAAGATCAGTGAGGATCATATCCGCCCGATCCTGACGGACAACAGCCTGTTTGTCATTCGTCACTATGCCAGCGGCTCTCCCCGCAGTGTGATTAACTCCGCCATCAAGGCCCGCAAGAACTACCGCGGCTCCGGCAACCCGATCTTCTACCTCGGCACCGATGTCCTGACTGACATGCTGCTGATGACTGACCAGATGGGCCGCGACCTCTTCAAGAGCACGCAGGAACTGGCCACCAAGTGCCGTGTCCGCAAGTTCACTGAGGTCGAGCAGATGGAAGGCCTCAAGTATCAGGGCAAGGATGTTCTCGGCATCATCGTCAATCCCGCTGACTACAACATCGGCGCAGACAAGGGCGGCGCTGTCTCCCTGTTTGATGACTTCGATATCGACTACAACCAGATGAAGTACCTGATCGAGACCCGCTGCAGCGGTGCTCTGACCAAGCCCTTCTCCGCCATCGTCATCCTGAAGGATGAAAACCTCAGCGATGACGCCGACGCGGAGACCGCAAACCCTTAAATGCTCTCACCGTTGATGTCGACATTGCGGCTGATGAAGATCTGTTCGGAAAGGTTCCGTCCGATCTCCAGAGCGATGTGACGGTGGGAGCTACCAGCATCGGCGGTACGTTGAAGTACATCAGTGACTACTCTTCTGCCGGCTACACTGGCGACGAGCAGAGCGGCAACTTCCTCGTGATTCACTCCGAGGTGCCCAACCTTGAAGGCGTGACCATCAAGGTGAAGGTTATCGGCGGTAATCACGGTGCGTCTACCCTCGATGCAGACGGCCTCTGCATCTGCAGGATCAAGAACACGAACCAGAAGATTCAGGTTATGGCGAGCAAGGACGGCTACGACAGCGTGGCCAAGGTCTTCACGCTCGGCGGCCTGACGCTTCTGAGCGAGTAAAATCAAAATGGAAGTGATTAAGCATGAGTAAGTTCTACGGAAAAATCGGCTACGAAGAGCTGTCTGAAACGAGTCCAAGCGTGTATACGCCGACCATCGTTGAGCGGTGCTTTTCCGGGCAGACTGAGCGCAACTTTACGCGCATCTCGCCTCAGGACAACGGCATAAATGATGACATCAGCCTCTCTAACGAGATCAGTTTCGTAGCTGATCCGTATGCGCTTAATCACTTCCAAACTATTCGCTATGTGAAGATCTTTGGCGCTCGCTGGAAAGTGACCAGCGTTGAGCCCAGATTCCCTCGCTTATACCTTACGATCGGAGGCGTCTACAATGGACCAGAACCCGAGGAAGACGAGACGGCTGCTCCTTGATGAAGAGCTCAGAGCGATCCTGAGAGAAGCGCTGCAGCAGGAAGCCGGAAAAGAGAACATCTATTTCCAGCCCCCGGCATCTGTAAAGATGAAGTACGACTGCATCCGATACTCCGAAAACACCATGAATGTCCGCCGAGCAGACAACAAGCCCTACCTGACCCAATCCGAGTATAATGTGATCGTTATTACCCGTGATCCGGACAGTCCTATTCCAAGGATGCTGTTGGAGCGTTTCCAATCCTGCAGACCGGGGCGTCAGTATACGGCGGACAATCTTTACCACCACCCCTTCACCATCACATACTGAGAAAGGAAGACAACATTATGCCTACTACCGGTAGAATTGTCTGGGATGAAGTCGAAAAACGATTTTATGAAACCGGCTGTGACCACGGTGTCCTTTACCGTCAGGTTAATGGCGCATATCCGAAAGCGGTTCCCTGGAATGGCCTGACTGCCGTAACTGAGCAGCCTGAAGGCGCGGAGCCTACGGATATTTACGCCGATAACATCAAGTATCTGTCTATTCGCTCCGCCGAGAACTACAAGGCAACCATCGAGGCCCTGTATTCTCCCGAGGAATTCGATGAGTGCGACGGCAGTGCCTCCCCCATTGCCGGCGTGAAGATCAGCCAGCAGCCCCGCAAGCCGTTTGGCTTCAGCTGGCGCACGATCAAGGGCAACGCGACCGAGTTCAATGATCATGGATACATTATCCACGTCATTTATGGCGCGACCGTTGACCCGACCGAGAAGGCCTATCAGACTGTCAACGATAGTCCTGATGTCATGAATCTGAGCTGGAGCATCGACACGATTCCCGTGAATGTCACCGGCTTCAAGCCCACTGCGCATATGGAGTTTGACTGCTCTATCATGACCGATGCGCAGGTTAAAGTCCTGGAGAATACGCTCTACGGTACCGACGCCAATGCCGGCCATGGCAATGTCGGCGACGATGATTATGTCGCGCCCACTGAAGCCTCTGACGGCCATCTGCCGCTGCCCGATGAGCTGATTGCTCTGATCCAGACCGCAGCATAAACACATAAAAACAAGGGCTGTCTGCAAAAATGGCAGCCCTTTTATTTTTCAAAAAGGAGAGAAAAACAATGATAGTTAAAACTGTGAAGTACAAGGGTTTCGATGGCGATGACATCGAGGAAAAGGTGTATCTGCACCTGACGAAGGCCGAGTTCCTGAAGATGGATCTCAAGTATTCTGACTATGGTGGACTCATCAACTACATGCGCAAACTTCTAACTGATGTGAAGGACGGCGACATGTACATGAAGCCGCTGGTGACGGTGCTTGAGACGCTGATCCTCGCCGCCTATGGCCAGAAGACGGATGACGGCCGCTTTGTGAAGAAGAAAAACGGTGCATCTCTGGCGGATGACTTCGAAACAAGCGAAGCCTATTCTCAGCTCCTGCTCAGCCTTCTGAGCGAGGACGGACTGA